TCGGCGATCTGCGCGGCCATGCTGTCTTTGTCTCTGTACCAGCCCCACGCCTGCTGCAGCTTCGATTCTGCGGCGGATACGGCGGAGCGCGTCTTGGATTCCTCGGCGCGTTCGGCGGCGAGTAGTTTCTGGTGGTCGCGGATTCGTGCCGCGAGTTCGGCTTGCCGTTCGCGCTCCCGGCGGGCGGCTTCCTGTGCGTCAAGGCGTTCGCGCTCCCGCGCCGCTTTCTCGGCGGCTTTCTTTTCTTCCTCTGCGCGTTTCTCGGCGGCGGCCTTGGCGTTGCGCTCGTCGGTTTTCTTCTGCCCGGCGGCGAGGCTCTCTTGTATGCGCTTCTCCTCGTCGGCGGCGCGTTTCGCCGCGTCCCGCTCTTCCTTCGCCTTGCGTTCGGCGACTTTCTTCACCGCGTTGGCGCGTATCTTCTCATAGTCGAGGTCGCGGTCTTTCTGCTCCCGCTCCGTGTCGCGCATCGCCTTTTCGCCGTTCTTCCACGCCTCGTCCCACGATCCGCCCGCCATCTTCGTTCCGATCACGCCGCCAATGTACGCGCCGCCCTGCTCGGCTTGGTCGCGTATCCAGTTGTAGCCGTCCACAAGTTTCCCGATCCACCCGAAAGCAACGCGGGCGGCTTCGGCAACGGAACGGCAAGCCTCGCCGACCTTCGTTGCCCAAACTTCAAGCGTCCCGTCCTCTTCCAGTTGCTTCGCCTTGTCAAGTACCGCGCCCATCCCTTCTTTGGCCGTGTCAGCAAACGCAAGCCCAAACGCCCGGACGATGTTGTCCCATCTCGACTTGATCGCGCCCATCAGTCCTTCGCCCGTCTTTTCGGTTTCGGACATTGCGCCCTTGTATCGGCCCAACTGCGCCTCAACCTCGGCCCAAATCTCGGCGTTGCTCTTGCCCGCCGCTTGTAGGTCTTGCAACTTCTGGGCGACTTCCGGCGTAATCACGCCCATGTTGCGGAGTTGCATGACGGCACGGGAAAGCGGCTGGCCGTCCCGGATGAACGCATAAAGCCGCCCGACGGCCTGGCCCATTTCCTCAATCGGGTAGCCCGTCGCCGCCGCTGCGTCGCCGATTAGTTCGAGGCTTTTCTTGTAGCCCAACGCGCCGTCGGTCATTACCATGAGCGAACGCGACGCCTTTGCAAATTCGTCAAGGCTGAACGGGGGCGTGTCGCCGAGTGCCTTTAGGTCGGCCATGTGCGCCTTGGCTTCGTCGATGTTGCCGATCAAGGTCTTGAATTGCTGGGTCTGCGTCTCGAAGTGGAAAGCGGACGACAGGACGGCGCGGATCGCGCCCCATGCCTTGCGGATCGCCGCCGTCCCCATGTCCCACGCCGCCTTTATGTCCGCCCAATGGCGGCGGTTCTTCTGCGCCGCGTCGCCCATAGACTTCGCCACGCTCTGCGCCATTGAGTTGACTTGGTCTTTCGTCGCCTCGATCCCGGCGGCGTTTAGCGCGGAGGTAATGCTGATCCGTATCTGTTTGCTTGTCGCCATCGGCGTGTCCTTTCCACCATTCGCGGCGCGGTCAAAAAGAAAAGCCGTCCGGGGGGCGGACGGCAAAACGGAATGGCAACAGGCGGCGCAGCTCTCTATTCAACAGGCAGCGGCGCGGTTTCTGCGGCGTCCCTTGCCGCTTTCTCGGCGCGTAGCCGCTTCGCTATCGCGTCAAGGGTCGCCAAATAGTCGGCGTGGGCCTTTGCGTTCGTCTTGGTGAGTTTCATTCCCGCCTGTACGTGCGCGGCGTAGATCATGCCGCGAAGTCGGGAAGGGGTCTGGCACATGAGATCGTCGAACGTGAGGCCAGTCGCCGCCGCTGCTTCGGCGAGTTTCTCTTCAAGCGCGGCGAAGTTGCGCCGCTCCCGTTCGTCGGGCGTTTCGGCGCGTTCGCGCCTCTTGGCGAGTTCGGTTTTCTCCGGCTTCACCCCTTGGCCGACGGCGGCGTAATATACGGCGTTCTCGACTTCCGTCTTGGTGGCGGTCACGCTTGCGATGAAGTGGCCGAGGGCGCATTCGATTTCCGCCGGATCGCGCAAGCCGTCAAGGTAGCCGCGCTCCCTGCCGTGGGCAAGAGCGAACGCGAAAAGCCAGTCCTCGGTCTGCTCGTCGTCGGCGTACCGTTTCGCGTAGGCGTACCAGAAGTGCGCCGCCATCGTCGGCTCCCAGAATACCACGCCGCCGGCAACGGCGAAACGCGGCACGTTGTAGGCGGTCGTTTCCGGGCCGTCCGAAATGCGGGCGGCGAGGGCGTGTAGTCGAATCACGTCCTCGTCGCTCGGTGTCAGGCCCTCGGCGCGTAGGTCGTCGAGGTCGTCCTTGGCAAGCTGCGAAATCATGCCGCCTCTGTTCCGATGAGATACTTCGTCGCGGTCGCGGCGCGTGTGATGTAATTTGCGTCGGGGTCGGTTTCCGCCGGGCTTGCCGTGACGGTAAAGCCGCCCGCGCTTGCCGCCGTGATCGCGCCGTTGCCCGTGGGGTCGGTCATGGTGGCCTGTACCTCGATGCGCCCGTGGCTTGCGTCACTTGCGACGGGGACGCCGCCGACGGTCTGGACGTGCGGATCGACCGCCGCGTTGGTGTTGATCTGCGTGAAGTTCGCGGACGCGGTGAACGCGCCGCACACGTCTTGCGCCTTGCTGCGCGGGGTGAGGGTTCCTGCGAGCGCGTAGGTGCGCTTTGCGGTCGCGCCGCTCTCGACTTCGACGCCGCTGATCGTGACGGTCGGCGGGTTGTTCGCCTGTGTGGTGATCGCAACCGTGGTCAGCATGATTTTCTTCGTGATCGCGCTTGCGCCGCTGCCGATTGTGTGGGAGTGGATCGAGCCGAGAACGATGTCGGCCAAATCAACCTCGCCCGTGACGGCGTACTCCGTGGAGGGTGCAAGCACCTCGCCGTACACGTCGTGCGCGGCGGTGTCGCCGTATTCGTTCGGGGCTTCCGCGACGCTGCTCGTCTTGCCGTCGTTCGACGACTTCGGGGTCAGGCCGTCTATTGTTCCCCAATAGTTGACGGGTGCGCTGAATCCGTTGTTCATGTCTGTGGTTCCTTTCTTGTCTGTCAGTTAGCGCGGCCCGTTATGGTCGCCGCGAAAGTTGTAGTCCATGTGCCGCCGTTCTCGTCGTCGGCGAAGTCCGGCGGATCGCCCTCGCCCAACTGAAAGCCGTCAACGGCGAAGACGTGCGCCTCCGTGTCGTCGGCCTCGTCGCCCAACTCCCCGCAGTTGTCGCCACGCGCCAGAAAGTCGAACGCGGCCCACAGTGCGTTGTAGTTCTCGACAAACAGGCTCCCGCCCTTGTCGTCGTCAAGCGAGACGGTCAGGGCGGCGGTTGCGTTGAATGAGTAAAGCGGCAAGGGTTCGGCTCGTTGCTCCGCGATGTGGACGTTCACGCCAATGCCGCTCGACTTCGCTTCGTGCTTCTCCCCGGCAAGGGCTTCAAGCAAAAGCGAAAAGACGGGCAAGGTTGCGCCGCTTGCCTCTATCCGGGCTTTCAGTTTGCGGGTGATAAGTTCGGCGGGGGTCATTAGTCCAGCTCCTTCCGGGCCTTGGCGAGTCCCTTGTCGATCTGTCCGTCGATGTAGCGCGTCGCCGCCGCCATTGCGTCGGTCAGCGCGGCTTCCGGCAACGCTTCGCGGATGTAGTCGAGTTTGTTCACGATCAAAACCTCAACGCGGGGGCTTGTGCCCGTGACGATCTCGCGGAGATAGCCCTCGGCCATGCGCGGCTCGATCTTCGTCTTGGGGTTGCCGCCCGTCTGCTCTGCGCGTTTGAAGAGGGCTTTCATAAACCAACCCCACGAATGTTTGGCAAGTCCCCACCGCGTGTACTGTCCGCCCTTGCGCCGCGCCTCTGCGCGTGTCTCTGCGGGCTTCACGTAGGTCTTGGCGTCCTGTCCGCCACGGCGACGGATCGCCCAACGCGGCAGGGGCTTCTGCTTCTTGCCCTTGGGCGTGATGTACTTCGGGCCGGGGCCGTCATAGCGCGTCACGTCCTTCAGCGGGGCTTGCCGCTTCGCCTTGGCCGTCCGTGCGCGTAGTCCCTTTATGAGCGCAATCGTGCCGCGCCGGATCGCGGCGGCTTGCGTGTTGCCCAATTCGTCGCGGTAGCGGTCGCAAGCGCGGGTGAAGTCGCGCACGGTTGCCTCCGGCACATTGGCCGCAATGTCAAGGATCGCCGCCACGTCGTCAGCTCCTTGTGCGGCATTTCAGGATGTACCAACCGCCGTGCCGTGTGACGGTGGAAACTTTGAGGGTGAGGGGGTGGCCGTCCGGGGCGACCTCGATTGTGTCGGACGGCTCCGGGTCTGAAACTTCCGGCCAGTCCGCCCGGCGGATCGCGGCAATGTAGGCGGTCGCGTAGGTCGGCGCAAGCGCGTCCGTGTAGTTGTCCGCCGTGCCGTTTTCAAGCAACAGGATGTCGAGCGGGTGTTTGATCTGGCGGACGTGTCCGGCCTCGCGGCGCGTCCCTTTGTACGCCGCCGGGCATTTCTCAAACTCCGCCGACAGGCCGACGGTGACTGTTGCGCCGACCGCGTCTGTCTTCATCGAAACGACGGCGCGGAGGCTTCCGTCCAGTTCCACCGCTGCGCCCTCGTCAAGCGTGGGGAAGTCCGCCGCGTTCGCGACGTACCGCGCCGCCTCTGCGGGGGCGGCGTCGGAAACGGCCTCCGCGAAGTCCCGCGACGACGACTGCACGACCGCGCCCTGTTCCGTCTCGCCGTGCCGCATGGTGCGGACGGCCTCTGGAACGGCGGCGGCTATGCTGCCGAGCGCATTGCGGAAATCTTCGCGGAGGCTCATCTACTCTGTTCCCTTGTCTTTAGGGAGTGAATTCGGTTGAAATGCCCCCGGCGGCGAAGGACGATCAACACCGCCGGGGGCGCAAGGTCAGGCGTTGACGCCCGTCGCAAGGCCGAAGGATTCCGTCCTCTTGATGAGAATGTCGGAGTCCTGCAACGCCACAATGCGGAGGCCGCCGTTCGTGGAGTTCGCGTAGGGATCGACGATGATGTCCGTGCCGCTCCAAAGGCAAACGGACAACTGCGTGAAGTCGCCAAACAGGAGCTTCGCGTTCGGCATGAGGTTCGCCTCGACGAAATCGCGCCCGATCACCTTGTTCGTCGCCGTGTCAAGGAGACGGACGGAGCCGCCGATTGCGCCGACGTTCTTCGGCGTGGACGCGCCGTCGGTCAGCACCTCGTAGTCGCGGGTCTTCGCCAGTTTCGCCCAAACTCCCGCATTACCAACAAACTTCATGCTCGGCTTGTAGGAGTTCGCGGTCTTCGTCGCGGCGATAAGGTCGACGATCTTGTCGAACGTCGGCGCATTGCTCCACGCCGTGCCAGTAAGCGCGGTGCAAAGGCCAGTCGGCTGGCCCGCCGTCCCCGACCCCTGAAACGCGGCGGTCTCGATTCCGGCGGCGCAAGCGTACATGAGCCACTCGAGCACCTTGGCCTGAACATTGACGGACGACTGCAGGAGCAGCTTCCGCGTAATGTCCACATATGCGCCGTAGGTGTGCGGCGTCGCGGTGATCTGCCCGAAGGTCGGGTTCTTCTTCGCGACGTTGCTGCCCTCGGCAACCCAACCGCCCGTAATGCTGCCGCCCTTGGGGATCGAAATGTTCCCGACAAGGCCCGTCAGCACTTCCGCGCCCAACTGTTCGCGAAGGACAAGCGTCGCGACAAGCGCGTCAATGAACTGCCCGGCGAGAAGCATGGTGGCGATGGTGTTCTTGCCCGTGCCGCCGATTCCCGTGATGCCGCCCGCCGCCGTGTCGGTGTCGTAGGCCGGGGTGCCGAGCGTGAGTGAGCCGTCGGACGAGTTCGCCGCCGCACGGTTGCCGACAAAATCGGGGAGGAGGATTCCCTGCACGGCGCGGCCCGTCTTCTGCGCCAACTCGTCGGACACCTCGCGCTCGAAGCCGATGTCGATGCTCGACGTCTTCGACTCGGAAATCTCCGCGAAGTAGCGCAGCACCTTGGCGAAGTCGTACTTCTGACGAATCTTCTTCTTGTCGCCCTCGTCGATTACGGCGCGGGCTTCCTCTGCGGGCTTCGGGGGCTTCGGGGGCTTCTTCGCCAGCTCGGCGAGATACTTCTCGCGGCGGTTCAGGAGTTCCTCGCGTATTTCCTCGAAGGAACGCTCGGAGGTGAGTATGTCGGCGACTTCCTCTCCACTGACGTGTGCGGCGGAGGCAAGTTCCCGAATTTTCTGACGCTGCTCTGCTGTCAGCTTCATTGTTGTTTGCCTTTCTCCAACGGCGGGAGCCGCCGTGGTTTGTGGTTTGTTCTGCGGATGCTCCTCGCGTCCGACACCTACCCCGGTATCGGCTGGAACATTCACAAAAGATGCTTCGTATGGCGTCCAGTTCGTGACGCGGAAAATCGGAAACCCCGTCTTCTCGTCCACGCCGTCGCGCTTGTACTCGTTCACGATGTAGCCGACGGACATATTGCGCTTTATGCCGTCAAGGGCGTCGGCCTCAATGTCCCGCGCTTTCTGGGAGTGGCCGAAACGGATCGTGCCGACGATCTTGCCGTCCTTGACCTCCGGCTTGTCCATAATCCCGATCTGTTCGCCGTAGTGGGTGTCCTGAATAACAAGCCCGTCACGCATCCGGGTGTCGTCGATCTCCCCCGGCTTGTGGCCGAGCACTTCTAACGCTTTCACCCATTCGCCGCTTTCGGGGTCTGTCATGTAGCGGGCGTAGGGCGTCTCGGACGAAATCGAGCAACGCACGACGCGCTCGGTCTTCTTGTCCTTGCCCTCGCCAACTTCCCGCGTTTCGACGATCCAGTCGGCGGCGCGGTACTTGCGCTTGTCGTCCTTCGGCTCGTCGGCGCGGACGCGCCTGTCAATCGTTCTTTTCTTCATCGTTCTCCTTTCCCGTCTTCGGGGTATTCTCTACCTTTAGCGGTTCGGTCAAAATTCCGGCGGCGTCTTTCTTCTTCTTCAGCCGCTTCTGCTCGGCGAGGTTCTCTTCGTAGTCCGTGCCGTAGTCGGCGGCGATCTGTGTGTCCGTCTTCCAGCCGTGGGCAACGGCGACGGCTGCGGCGTTTACGTCCTTCATCGGGTCAACCCACTCCCACGTCCGTCCGCGAAACTCATGCTCGACAAGTCGGGCGTAGTCGCTCGGCAAGTACGGCGACGAGGCGCGGTATTTCAGGAACGACGCAAGCCACGCCCGGAAGACGGGGGCCACCAACTGTTCGATCATCTGGGCTTGTAGTGTCCGCCAATGGTCGCGCTCGGCAAGCGTTCCGGCGCGGACGGACGAAAACGAAACGCCCGCCCAATCGTTCGCGAAACAGGCGTACTCAAGGCCGAGGCCGCTTGCCACGTCCCGGAGCATGGAGTTCTTGAAGTTGGTCAGTTCGCGGTTCGGGTGCGACGGCGTGACCGTCTTGTAGTCCCACCCCTGTTCGAGCATGATCTTCGTGCCGGGTTCGCTCGGCATGGTGAGCGCGGCGGATTGGTCGTCGTCGTACTCGCCGATTTCGCCGCCCTGTCCGGCGGGCGCGGTATAGACGCCCGTCGTGTTGGATTCGTCACGGGCGGCGACAAGTTCGGCGACGTTGTACTCGTCGAGCATCTTCAACTTCTTCAACACGGCATGGCCGAGCGGTATTCCCCGCGTCTGCGTTTCGTCGTGCTGCGTGTAAAGGTGGAGAATGTTCGCGGCGGGTATGCGGACGACGGGCTTGCCGCCGATAAACGCCGCCGCCGGGTCTTCGCGCTCGGCGCGGAAATAGTAGGCGACGGGGTGCAACGTCCGGCGGTCAACCTCGACGCCGTTGCGGATCGCGGTCGCCGTGCCGTTGAGGTTCATCGTCTCGTCTATCGCGTCCGGGCGGATCACGCGCAACGAAAAGCCGTAGTCGTTCTGGGCGGCGCGGTCGATCAGGACAAACGCCTCGCCGTCCCGTGCCCAATTCGACGCGCACAAGCGGCAAATGGCCGCGAACGACTTGCGGCCCGTCACGTCGGCCAGTTCGGGGTCGGTCGTCCACTTCCACCAATGGTAGGACAGGAACGCCGCCGCTTTTGCGTCAACCTTCTCGATGTTCGTCTCGCGGCCCGGCAAGGGCTTAAACTTGAAACCGTCCCCGACGACGTTCGCGACGAAAAGGTCAAGCCAACGGAGGTAGTGTTCGGAGTTCTTCTCCATGTCGCGGGATCGCTGCCGGATAATCGCAAGCGCGGCGGCGATTTCCGTATTCGAGAAACCGCCGTCCCATTTCCACGGGGCCAGAATGCGCGAAACTTCCGCCGCGCTGAAAGAGCGGACGAGCCGCCCGTTGTGCGCGGGCTGTTCCGGCTTCGACTTCGCGCGTTTGAAGATGTTGAACATTTACACAAACCTCACTTTCATGAATTTCGGCCCATTGGTTTTGGGCTGCTGCCCTGTCTCGTCCTCTTCGGCGCGTCTGCGCCAGTAGGCAAGGATTGAAAGAAGGTCGGCGTAGTCCTTGTAGGTGATCGACAGATCACCGACGGTTATGCTTTTGTTCGGATTGTTGCCGTAGTTCTGGAGCGCGTTCTCGACGGCGGCGACGACTGCGCGGTATTTGGAAACAAGCGGGCGAACGTACACCGCGCCGGACGCAATCGCCTCCGTCCCGCTTGCCGTGGTTGCGTAAACGATCCACCGCGTCGCGCCTGAAAAGCCCGCAAGCGTCTCGGCGGTTGCGGTCGCCGTCCATGTGCCGTCGCCGTTCGCGGTCGCGGCGACTTCTGCGTTCTTCGCGCCGTCTGCCAGTTTGACGACAACGGCGGTCGCGCCGTCCGGGGCCGTCCATGTCCCCGTCAGCGTTTCGCCGTCGAACACGGCGCGGTCTGTGAATCGTCTCGCCATTGGTGAAGGTTCCTTTCCTCACCATTAGCGGGGCGGTCAAAATCGCGGCGGCGTTTCGGGCGTTCTTCCCTGTTGCGGTATTCTTCGGGCAAAATGTCGCGGGTGTCGTAGTCCATGTTGCGCTCCTTTCGGATCAGTAAAGCCGCCCGCCGATTGCGAGGCGGTGTTTCTTCTTTGGCGTAAGCTGCGGCGGCGTTCCAGTTTCGGGCTTTTCCGTTCCCGCTTCCGGCGGCGGCGTTCCCGTTTCGGCTTGCGGCGTTCCCGCGCCGACGATCTTGCCGCCGATTGCGAGGCGCGTCTTTTTCTTTGGCATGGTTTCTCCTTCCCCTGTCAAACCTTCC